GCGCGAACTAAAGAAGGAAGCCCTCGACGTGTACGGCACTCGAGGGAAGTTCTCCGACGCCATGAACGAGCCCGACAACACTGTTGGGCGGTACTTCCGGGGTGAACGCGAGATGCCGGCCGACTTCCTGCTGCGGGCCATCGTTCTTCTCGGGGTCACCCCGGAACAGTTCTTCGCTAATGCACGAGCGACCCGGTCGGTGCCAACCAAGGGTGACTGAGCGCCTCGAGCTCTTCCATGAGCTTCGAGAGGCCAGGGCATGATCGCCCCATCGCCATGACTGGGCAGATCTGCTCGCAGGCGGCGCCGGCTCCGCAGATGATGTGTCCCGGGGTCTGGGGGACGGTATCTGGGCTTGCCGGGCTGGGCCTGCTGGTGCTTGCGCGTGGTTCGTTCAATTGGTCCCCCAACCCCGGTGAGATCTGTTCGGCAGGGGCTAATTAACCCGTCCGAGCGGGTTCCTGTCGACCATTAAGCGAAGGCTAGGTCACGCCGGGGACATTGGAGAGCGCTCGCCTGTCCCCCTTAAGGCGGACAAACGATAACGATTGGGTAACTCGCTAGCCAGGGTGTACGACTTCACCTTGGTTTCTGTTAATGAAGACCGAAGTTGTTGCGCGCCCCGCTACGTTTCGGGTATAGCCTGTAGCTATGATCGCAACGATTCCGAGATCGACGTCCGCATTCATGGGTTCCGTGTCGCGATGAACGCTACAGTCGGGGGTGTGCCCCAGAAGCGAGGAATCGTCAGCGATGCCGACCAGGCGCGGATTCTCACGGCGCTAGGCAAGCGTGGAGAGTGGGAAGCCGAACTCCGGGAGTCTGTCATCACCGCCGCGCAGCACGGGGCGTCCGTCCGGGAGTTGGCAGCCTTGACGGGGCTTTCGACAAACACGATCAGTCGATGGAAACGAGGCGAGTGATGACAGCTCCTCACTCTCAAGCGGTCGCGGGGCAACTCACCGCGGCAGGCAACCCGCGCATTTGTCAGCACCGCGTCTACCGCATGTCTTGTGAGGACTTTGACGCGCTCGAGGAACGCTCGGGCAAGCGGTGTGAGATGTGCGGCACGTCAGAGCGTCGACTTGAGGTTGACCACGACCATTCGTTGGGGTGGAGTTTCGTGCGCGGGCTGCTGTGCTCCAAGTGCAACACGCACCTACGTTTGGTTGAGTCGGGCGTTAGGGATGCAGACGAGCGTGTGACTGGCTATCTGGCCGTCCCGTTCTGGAGGAGGTAGGACGTCATGGCTAGGCCACCGCTCCCCCTGGAGACGTACGGGACGATCCGTACGTTCACCCATAACGGGAAGCCAGCGGCCAGCGCCTACTACCGTGACAGTGACGGTGAGACGCGCCGCATGATGCGGACGGGGCGGACCAAGGCCCTCGCGGTGAACGCGCTCAAGGAGGCGTTGCGGGATCGTCTGGCGCCGGCCGGGGAACTCATCACCCGCGACTCCACCCTTCAGCAGTTGGCTGATGCGTGGAAGGTGGAGATGTTGGCGGACACGAACCTGGCGGACGGGACGAAACTCACCTACCAGGAGGCGCTGAAGGCCGTTCTGCGGGGTTTGTCGGGTGTGCGGGTTGGGGAGGCTACCCCGGCGAAGCTGAACCGTTATATCCAGGCTGTGGCGTTGAAGACTCCGGGGCAGGCGCGGACGGTGCGGATTGTGTTGAAGCACATGATGGCGTATGCGGTGTATGCGGGTGCGGTGGATCAGAACCCGGTCCCGGAGACGAAGGCTGTGACGCGGACGAAACCGAAGGTGAAGGCGTTGCGTGCGGCTGATATTGCTGCGATTCGTGGACTGTTGGAAGTGTGGGATGCCGGGTTCGACCGGTACCAGCGTCCACGCAACGGAAGCCTGCGGGACACGATGGACATGTACGCGGCGACCGGTGCCCGCACGTCGGAGGTTCTGGCGTTGCGGTGGGCGGACTTCAACTTCGACTCGATGCCACCCACGGTCACGATCAACGGGACTGTGGCTCGGAGTATCGACGGGAAGCTGGTTGTGAAGGAGACGTTGAAGACGGACAAGTCGCGGCGTGAGCTCGAGTTGCCTGTGTTCGTGGTGCCGATGCTGGAGGCCCGCGCCCGCGCGGCGTATTCGGATCTCGTGTTTCCATCTGCTGCGGGTACACCGCGGTGGCCTGACAACCTCCGCAGGGATTGGCGGGCCGCTCTCGACGGGTCCGACTACGCGTCGGTGACTCCTGGGGCGTTCCGTAAGGCTGTTGCTACGGTGCTTGCTGAGGATCTGGGTGTTGAGGCGGCGCGGGACCAGCTTGGGCATACGGGGTTCGGGAATCTGCGGCATTACGTGGAGCAGGCGTCGCGTGGGCCGGCGTCCGCGTCGACCGTGCAGAAGTTGCTGTCCCCTGTGTCTGGGGTGGCTGTTAATGTGAGTGAAGAAGCCCCCGACCCGATTGCGACGGGCCGAGGGCAAGAGCCGACTAGTAAGGAGTCGACATGAATGATCTTACCGAACGTGAAACGCTGGCGTTGGAGATGCATCGCACTCCAGAGCACCCCGGAGGGTACGGCTGGCAGGCATACCTGCCGATGGCAGATCGTGTCGTTGCAGCAGGCTTCCGCCGACAGGGGCCGATCACCGACGCGCAGGTGAATGCAGCCGTGGATGCTTACGAGAAGGCATCCGGTGGGTACTTCGTGACCGAGACAGGCATGCGCGCCGCTCTCGAAGCCGCTCTCGCCGCCGATAGGAGTGAGTCATGAGCGAGCGGATGTCAGTATTCAAGCCGGGCGCGCGACCCGTCTGACCGCGTCGTCGGCCGACGCGAGTTGTCACGGATCAACCTCGAAGTCCTGGGGCGCGACGACCGAGGCCGAGTGACGGTCGACCCGTGGGGCGAGCGGACGCAGCTCGAGTTCGAGGACGAGTCCCCTTGGGTGTTCGAGAACCAAAACCGCCACTAAATAGCCACTAACGCAGAAAACCGCCCCGCCTGTCCGAAGACTGGCGGGGCGGTCTTTGTTGATTTTCCGGGCCTGTGGGCCTGGTGGCGAGTGAGGGATTCGAACCCCCGAATGCTGAGCAGTCTGGTATGCAGTCGTGGTTACCTGGGCCTACTTCCGTCTACCGTTTCCCGCGTTTTTGCGGGGAAGTAGTCACAGGGAGTCACAGGTAAGCCCTGAAAACAGCCACTAAACCGCCACCAGCCGATACCAAGGGCCGTGGGTGGTATCACTTCAACGACGAAAGAGCCCCGGCGCCCCGACACCCGAAGGTGAAGGGACGCCGGGGCGTCAAACAATGTGCGTTCGATTGAGCGCGTCGCTCGCAGTCAGCCACATTCAAACGGGTGTGTGGGCCGTGGTTCCGTCTGCGTAGACCCACACGCTCGCGGCGGTCGAACCGGTGGCCCACACCGGCCGGTTCAAGTTCGTGTTGAATACCCGCTTGCCAGCGTGTTTCCCCGAGGCGTTCACAGTCGCCGCCAAGCTGTTGAGTTGGGCGGTGGTGTTCGTCTCGACATACGCGACGTCGCGGTTGAGCGCGGCAACCCCATCCCGCCACACGACCCGCCCTGTTGTGGCGTCGTACCAGATCAGGCCGGTGTTGGTGGACGCGGTGCGCGGCAGTCGCATCGTCGCAGCGTCCCCGAAGAAGGCTGCGCCGGCGCCGACCGTAAGGCCACTATCTGCCGTGATGATTGCTGCCCGGAAATCCTGGGCGGTGCCGCCCGCATTCACGATGCGGAGCTGCTTGTCGACGGTGACCTGGTAGTAGGTGTCGGTGCCGTTCTGCCCACGGATGAGCTCACGGCCTGAGATCGCGACGGCCTTGCCGGTGAAGTCCACCACTGGCGAGGACGTCAGCGCCGACACCAACTTGAGGCCGGACACCGCATCGAGTACCGCGTTCAGGGTCGTACTGACCGTGTATGGGACGGTCGCGGCGATCTGGTTCCAAAGCACGTTTCCGGTCGCGCTGTCGGCTGCGTTGACGAACACCGCCGCCGCCGTGGCGTTGGCGATAGAGCCGCTGTTCGCCATGATCGTGTTCGCCAGCGATTGGCCGTTGAGGATGATCGACTGAACTGTGTCCCCCGCCCCGGAGCGGACGACGACATTTCCCACGATGGATGACTGGTCGACGTGGCGGAAGTGAATGTCCCCGGTGGCGTTGTCGCGGAGCACGTTGCCCGTAATCGCAAGGTGCGAAAGGCTGTTGGATCCGCTCTTCGTTCCCGTAGCGCCGAAGTCGATGCCCTTGTTCCAGTTGCCGAAGATGGTGCAACCCTGGACCACGCCGCGCCGGTTGCCACCGCCACCGTAGACACCGGACTGCCCATTGTCGTCAAGAGTGACGCCGATGATCGACCAGTCGGTTGCGGCGGAAACAATGATGCCGTCGTAGTAGATGGACGTAGAGTCCCAGACGCCGCCCTTGTCGATGTACTCCTGCGTCTGTGTCCACTCCGACGAGTACCGGCCACCAACGAACTTCGTGGCGCAGTTCGTGTATGCCCCGAACCGGCAACGCAGACCAAGACACTCGCGAACCGATACGCCCGGCGAGTTGTTCAGGGCAATGCCCACCCAACGGAAGTTGTACGCCGTCACCGTGTCAAGCAGTCCGGTAGGACTGTCAATGACAAGGAGCCCGTCATACTCACGGTTCTGTGTCACACTCTCGAACCGGACGCCGCTGACAGTGAAGTCGGAGCATCCGTCGATGGTGATTGCCTTGACCGCGCCGCTGGACGACGCGACGGTCGCGGCGAAGAGGAACGTTCCGCCGATCCACTGCCACCGGTCGACGCTGTCGATGGTGAGCGCCGCCGTATAACGGTACCGGGCGCCCGAAGCGCATTTGATCGTGTCGCCATCCTGAAGGGCCGCGAACATCGCCACAAGCGCAGCCGTGTCGTCGGCGGTCCCGTCGCCGACCGCGCCGAACGCTTCCGGCGTCAGAACTCTGGCAAAGGTGGCCGAGAGTGCGGCGCCCGTTGCGGTTCCCGAATCCCCGACGAGGGTTGCAGTGTCCGCATCCAGGTTCGCAGCCACCTGTGCCGCGTCCGCTGTAGCCGCCGCCTCGAAGATCCCATCCTCGATGTGATTCATGCGACCGTCGTTGAGTGGCTTCGTCAGGTCGCCGTTCACCCACGTCTGCTTTACGTAACTCATGAACCCTCCCGGGCAAACAAAAAGCCGCCACGGGGCGGCGGTGAAGAGTGTGGGCTATCCGTAGAGCGGTCGATCACGGTACGCGAGAACAAACTGCCGCATCCCGTAGTTGTCGCGAATACTGCCCGTCAAGAAATTGTCGAGAAGCCACTGTGACTCCTCGTGCGGCCACAGTGCGTGAAGGATCTCGTCATGAGCCATGATCCGCACCGTCATCGACGGCTCAGGGCTGCTGTTATACGGATAGTCCTCCGGGTACCTCGTCCAGTGCCGCACGTTCTCATACAGCCCCTTGAACGTGGACCCATCGGAACCCGTGTAGTCATACAGCCATTCGCCGTAAAACCGCGCCCACTCCGCCGCGACGGTCAACCCATCGACGAGGAAGTTCGAGTACCACAACCCAGAAGACCCGTCGCCCTGATCGCCACCCTCACGGTAAATCTCATCAACCGGAATGTTGTCAACAACGGCAAGGTCAAACAGTGTCCGCCACCGTCGGCACGCCATGTCCATGCGTGCCCGATCCTCAAGAATCCCGGCCGACGCAATCTCAAGCACCACACCCCAAGCAGCCCAGTTGTTGTCGTTGGTGTATGCGCCTGACAGCTCAAGACCAAGGGACGTGACAGTCTGAAGCGCCGCGTGAAGCGTGGGCGTGTACGCCTCGTGATCCCTCATCATCGACGCGGCCTGCAAGAACATGGGCCACTTGTTCTCCCAGTTCAACGCCGACCCTGCGTTCGTGTCAAAGCTGCCAATCGTCGACCACGCCTCGAGGATTCGGATTGCAGCAGCACCCGCAGCCTCATCATCAAGAACAAGCCACCGCACCGCAAGGTCCACAGCAGCTTCACCGTCACCGTTGACGATCGCCAACTGTTCCGCGTTACTGGACCCCTCCGGATCGTAATGCTCATCAATGTGCCACGGGTCAAGCGGCCCCAACGGTTCATAGTCCAACGGGTGTGCCATGACCCGCATGTTCCACTCGTAATTCACCCGCGCGTCGGAGGTCGCAACCATACCGCGAGCGTCGGGAAGCCCGAGCATTTCCCGCAGAGTCCTGACCCGACCCGCGGTGAAGAACACGGGGCTACCGAACTTCTGCGGGCGGGAAAGTGTGCGGGCGTGTTCAGCAGTAACGAACGTCATGCCGTCCGCTCAACCTTCAACCCCAGCAAGTAGACGTTGC